GCGGCAAGAGCCGCCCCATCCTTAAAGGAGGAAATCTGCAATGACAGTGACGATAGATCAGGCCATGCGCGGAGCGATGCGCTACGCAGACAATGAGGTCATCCCGCACCTGCCGGGCGGCAAGGGCATCGGGGCCGGGATCATGCTGGCGCTCATCATGGAGGGAAGCCGCGAGAAGATCCTCGCGCTGCGCGAAAATCCGGCAATCAAGATGATGCAGATCTTTGACGACGCCGGAAACATCGACCTCGACAAGCTCTACAACGCGGCGCGTCCGCGCTTTGAAAACAAGCTGACCGTATCCGTCCCGCTGCTGGGCGATATGCGGTTTGACCAGAACGACGTGGACAAACTCTACCGGTATATCCAGGAGGCATGACGAGATGAAAGAATATATCGAAAAGCTCTACACGAAGCTGCACGAGGCCATGGAGAAGCCCGTGACGCTGGGCAGCGCGGAGGAAGTCGGCCTGTACGCGAAGACGATCTGCAGGCTCGAAAAGCTGCACGGGCACCACGACGAGCCGGAGACGGCCACATTTGATCGTGAAACGGCGATGCAGTGGGCAGCAAACATGCAAAACGCCGACGGCACGACCGGCCCGCACTGGTCGATGGATCAGACCAGCGCCATCGCCGACGGCATGGGTGTCCAGGAAACCAATATCCCACGCTGGGCGTGGGGCGTGACCATGAACATGATGTACTCGGACTACTACCCCGTCGCCGTAGAGTTCGGCCTCAACCGCCCGGAATTCTACGCCGCCCTGGCAAAGGCGTTTCTGCTCGATAAAGACGGCCCGGGGCCGGAACAGAAGCTCATGGCGTATTATGAGCATATCGCAAGGAGCTGAGAACACAGAAAAGGGGCTGGACACAGAATAAACACAGTTTGCAAATTAACATTGAAAATACAGTGTTTTTTCAGAGTTCGAGTCTCTTCAGGTCCACCAAAGATAAAGACGCAGGAATTTAAATTCCTGCGTCTTATTTTTTATCTTTTTGGGTAGAATAGCAGTTAAAAGACGGATTATTTATGATTGAACAAAACCTTTTGCTAGAATTGCAAGGTAGCAAGACGTAGCATATCCTAGCACGAAAATACACGGGTATGAACACAGTGACCGACACAGTAAAAAAGTGCAATTAAAAGGCCGCGTCCATCTGGGCGGCGACTTTATCCATGCGGGTATCGAGGATGTCGGTGTAGATATCCATGGTGGTGGAGAGCTGCGCGTGGCCGAGGAATTTTTGAGCGAGTTTGAAGTCCACGCCGGCCTCGTAGAGCGCGGTCGCGTAGCCGTGGCGGATCTCATGAGGGGAGACGGTGACGCCGGTGCGCTTGCGGTAGGCGTCGAATTGGTCGGTGACGAACCAGCCGGGGAGCGGACTTTTTCCGCCGTCGTTGGAAAAGATATAGCCGTGCTCCTTTTGCGGAAGTGCAGCGGCCAACGCTGGGAGCAACGGGACGGGACGGATGCCGGCGGCAGTCTTCGGCTCCTTAATCTGGGGCGTCGGGCCGGTATGGTAGACGCTGCGGCGGATGTAGATCCTGCCTTTCTCCCGGTCGATGTCCTCATAGCGCAGACCCTCGGCCTCGCCGCGGCGGCAGCCGGTATAATAGATCAGGAAGGCAAACAGGCCGAAGTCGTCGTTCAGGTTGTCCTTGATCTTCTGGATCTGATCAGCGGGCGGCGCGTGGCGGCGCTTCTGCGGAAGGTTCTTCGGAAGAAGAACTGCCTGCGCAGCGTTAAAAGAGACGTAACCTTCGCGCTGGGCTTTATTCAGGATCTGCCGGATGATCTGGCGCTGGGTGATAACGGTCTTCTTTGCGTGGGTCTTGGCAAACTGGTTGATGTACGTCTCAACCTCTTTACTTGTGATCGTGGCGACATCCTCCGGGCCAAACTGCGCGACGGCGCGCTCATAGGCAGGGGAATAATTGCGCAGGGAATTCGGCGCAAGCGTTGGCTCGATCTCGTTCCACCAGGCGTGGGCGACGTCGGAGAACGGGACGGTCTTCGGCTTCTCGGCTTCAGCGCGGTAGGCCTTGATCTTATTCCAGACCTCGCGATCTGTCTTGCCGCGAAACGCTTTGCGCTTGCCGTTGACTGTGATGATGGATTCATGCAGGCCGTCCGGCCGGACATAGTATTTGGGAATTGGCATCGTAAAACCTCCAAGAATACCGCTCCGGCGCTGGGCCGGGGCGGTTTTATTCATGTGCGAATCCAGCCGATCGATGGGATGAGCGCGTCGGCCACAAGCGCAAGGGCGCACAGCAAAAGAATACCCAAGAGGATGAGCGTCACAAGTCGGTGCATGTGCAGGGACTTCTGCTGCTGGGCAAACTGCGCACGAAGGGCCGCGTTCTCGGCGAGGAGTTTTTCAGCATCGGAAGGCTCGGCAGGCTCGGAAGGCGGGACGCCGAAATGCTCATCCATTGATACGCCGAGGGATGCGCAAATCGGGCCGACGGTATCAATGTACGGCTTCGTAGTCTCGCCGCGCAGGAATTGGCTGACGGCATTGACGGATACGCCGGATTCGTCAGCGATATCCTGATTCGTCTTATGCGACTGCATGGTGTCCTTTGCTTCGCGGCATGTTTCCCACAATTTTTCTGACAAAAACCATCCCTCCATATATAAAAACCACACCTGTGGCAGTAAGATTTCAGGAAAACCTACGCTGAAAACCAAACCGACAGGTTTACAAACCCAACCGGCGTATGCCATGCTTCAAATACAGACGGCTCCCGGTCGCCTGCGCAAGTAAAAGCCCGCGCCGTTGTTCGGCCAGCGGCGCGGGCAACGCCTACCTATATCTTACAACTTTTGGGAGGCGCGAACAAGAGGCAAAGATTAACAAAAAATGAACGCGGTTTTTGTGGAGAAATGGAGACGGGAATGGAAAAGACGATGGAACAGATCCAAGAACTGATTGAGATGGTGGGAGAGATGACAGAAGAACAATTTCGTTGGTTTACTGATCAAGTGCAGCGCGAGCTATTTTATAAAGACGATCAACCGAATCATCGGGAAGACTTAAAATAAAATCTATCATTTTTGCTTTTGCGTCGCTTATGTCTCCGGGAGGAGACAGCGGAGCGGGGGCTTTGCGCTTTGGATCAGGGAAAATAGCGTCAAAGAAATCATTTATAAAAGAAATATCGATTCCATATTTTTTCGAGAGTTCAAGCTTTTCAGGAATATCAGCGCTAAGAAACATGTCATAAACATCAGGCTCCCAGTTGCCGATAAAGAAACTATCTTGCCAGTTCATAATGACCTTTGTTGATAGTTTCAGTACGCTTGCGAGTTTATATATGCGATCTCTTCGCATATTGTCTATGTCGCCGGTTTCATATCTTGAAATTGTAGATTTGTTTGTTCCAATAGCGGTAGCTACATCTTGCTGCGAAAGGCCAAGGAATTCACGCCTTTCCGCAAGTAACTTACCGAGCTTCATAATAAATCACCTCGGGTGCATAATAACATGAAAATTGCGAAAACGCAATATATAAATAAAATAATTGCGTAGACGCATTGACAAACGCCTGGTAGGGTGCTATTATGAAGTTGCGAAAACGCAACAGGAGGTGAACAAAGATGTTTGATCAGAAAAGATTTAAGGCGGAAGTGGCGCTAAGTGGCTCGACGCTCTATGAACTGTGCGAGAAAATTGGGATGAACGCTTCCACTTTGTATAGAAAAATGAACGGGATTTCTGATTTCACCAGAAAAGAAATACAAGAAATCAGAGATGCGTTGAATCTTGACGCATGCACGGTAGACAAGATTTTTTTTGCAACAGAAGTTGCGTAAATGCAACTTCAAGTAAAGAAATGAACCGAGCGAGGTGAGATCAAAACTCGGACGAGAAAAAGAAAACGCACGCATGGAACCATCATACGTGCATTTCCCTCCGAGTTTTTTTACCAGAACGCGCTGCACCGCCAGGCCCCGCATTCTTTGTGCGGTGATACAGCCCATTTTTTATACAGGGTATGATCCTGCGTGGCTGTACCGGCGTCGGCAATGACAGGCATGAATGGTTCTCATGCTTCTGTGGCGCGCCGCTTCACTTTGGCAGTCCCGGCTCTGCCCCTTGCCCTATCGCATGACGCCGGGGATCCGGTCTGGAACAGGCAAGGTCAAAAGTTTGGTCAAGAGACCACCTCCTTTGAGATTGCCGCAACGGGCATACAGACAGAATATCAGACTGCCAAAGTGAAGTCAACAAAATTAACAGAAGGAGACCAAGTGAAATGCCGGAGGAATGGACAGGCAGACTTATCGGAGATATGCACAACGCAGGCGTCAGCCGGGCGGAGGTCGCTAGAGAACTGGGCGTATCGACCGCATATGTGACGATGGTGCTGAATGGGATACGGACGCCGAAGGGTGCGGAAGAAAAGCTGCGCGCGGCGTTTGAGCGGGTAAAAGAAGCGAGGTGAGATCAATGTCAGAGGAGCAGAAGCAGCAGGCCGAGAAGATCTCGGCGGAAATCAACAAGCTTACGCCGGAAATGCGTGAGAAGGCGCTGATCTTTATGCAGGGCATGGCTGCTATGGTGCAGCCGAAGAGCGAGAAGAAGGAGGCGTGAGGGGATGCCGAGAGAGCTGGAAGGATACCGGCCGCAGCTGGAGCTGCTGACGGATATGTTCCCGGGGCGCGCGGCGATCGGGATCACGGAATGCCAGGCGGCGTTGGGGATCGACCGGCGGACGCTGCTGGCCGACCGGCGGTTCCCGGCCCGGCACATCGGAAACAAATACACGGTGTCGCTCACGGAGCTGGCACGGTGGATGGTGCAGAGATAGGAGGCTGAGCCATGGCGAAGGTAAAGACCTACACCCTGACGCTGGATGCGCAGGAGCTGCACGATCTGATCGAAGCGGCGATGGTGTGTGAGTGCCAGGCGGCGCAGATCATTAACGGAC